CATCGTTATCAACTTGTGACTTCTGTGCCGTGCTATAGATAACCCTTAGAGTTTCAAGATCGTTATTGGCTGCAGCTTCCGAAGCCTCCTCGATGTAGTTCCGGGAGTCCCTGGTTGCCTTGATCATCTCTTCACGACTTGGTCGATTTTTAGATGCGGATAGTCCTAGAGTTGCGAGCGCTCGACCAATAGCCGAAGTGCTGCAGTTTTCCAAGAATGATGAACGGTTGATGTTGCTAGATCCCCTAGTCTCATGCGCCCAATCTACGGATGCTGGTCTAGGATCTTCCCGGTCAGTAAAGACGGAAGCCTGAACTACAACTTCGGTCTCGTTGATTAGTTTGATTTCAGTAATGATGCGACCGTTCGGATAGGTTTTCCAGAACTTCTGAATACGTTCTGAAACTGGTTCGTAATTGCTTAGATCGAATCCCATTGTTGCCTCCTGTTATTTAGTAAACGTAATGAACGGTTTGCCATTACGGGCTTGTAAGTTTATTACCTTCTCGCCTTGGAATAGACCATACTTAGTTCCATTCATGAAGGCAAGAACCGCGGACTTATGTGCCTTGAATTGAGTCTCCCAATACTCGGACTCGGACTTAGCCTGCAGAAGGTTAGACCAAAGTGATCCAAGCTCAATCTCACCGTCCTGGAGACCATCGGATAGCTGCCTAACAGTCTCATAGGTAGACTCAGAGCCATCGTAGTCTGGAGCCGTATCCGTGTCTAGGAAGCCGTAGAACGACTGTAGGCGGGTTTTCATCTCCTTGACAAGGGAATCATCCCGAACCACCTCAAACTCCTTCCAATCGCCTCCTGCGACCGCTACGACCATAGCCGAGTCTAGACCTAGAACGGATAGGTAATGTTGAACTTGAAGGTTATAGTGCTCGGGGAGCTCGTCCCAATACTGCCTGGTGAACTTAATCTCGAGGACGGAAAGCTTGCCGTTCTTCCACTCGATTATGCCGTCTACGTTAGCTACGGATCTAGGGTCTTCTACGCTAGCCCAAGTTCCGGTCTCATGGACGGTTAGCCAATCCGAGTTAGCTTCTTGGAAGAGCTGCCTAATTACAGGCTCGAATGCCGTGCCTAGTTTCATTGGCATAGATGGTTCGATGTCTGAATCGATTAGCCCGGTCTTTTCGCAATAAAGGGTGTAGCAACTTTTCCAGGGGTTCTTATCCATTACGGACGCAATATCAGAACCGCCAATACCTTTTCGGGCATTGTGCCATTCTGCGGATCCAGGCTCAAAGGTGCCTAGATACTTAGCGAAGCCTAGAGCTTCAATCTTTTCTGTGATTGTCATACCGTCATTTTATAGACGGTCTCTGACATTACTTGGTAGGGACGTTCTTGATTGCTAGAACTGATCCGCCAACGGTTAGAAGTGCTGCAACTACGTCAAGGATTGGTAGTGCTAGTTCTTCGTTTAGTAGACCAAGGATTACTAGAAGCGGAACAACCGAAGCTATAACTCCGTAGATTGCCTTGCGAGTTTCTGGTGAATAGTTAAACATTATTGCCTTTCGATTATTAGAGTCTTGACCAAGTCTGGGGTCCGACTACTCCGTCAATTTGAATACCTTGTTGCTTCTGAAACTTGCGAACTGCTTTTTCAGTAATGGGTCCAAACACTCCGTCTACTTGTAAGCCACCTAGAGCTGCTTGAAGATAACGAACGTTGTCTCCAGTAGATCCTCTTTTTAGCCACTTGCCAAGTCTAGGCTTACTTGTAGAGACCGACGGAACCGACGGAACCGACGGCTTACCAAAAGCTCGCTTGTTGCATTCGCTTACGATGTAGTCAAGCTGTGACATTAGGAATGATCCCGGGCAAGCTGTGGCCTTGTATTGAGAGTGCCAGGCAATAAAGAACTCGGACTGGACTCTAGCCTTGTCATTGAGAGCGAAGCCTTGACCAGCTCTTGGGGACTGGCTTGCGTGGTAAACAATTACGTCAATAAGTGCGTCAAGTGCAGCACTAGATACTGGCCAGTCTCCTCCGACGGAACAGTTATCAATCTCGAAGGTTACAGCGTTAGGGTCTGGCTCTCCAGCTGTTGAATAAGGTCTACGATCTGGATGGACTATTCCAGTCACGGCTCCAGAATTGGCGATGTGGTAAGTCGGATGAGAGTTCCGAGCATTGGTATTGGCAACATAACTAAGCCCGTTAGTTCCGGCTACGTGGTGAATGACTACGCCGTTTATTTTCCGACCAGCTCGAGATCCACCGAACCCGTTATCAATTACTGAAGATACTTTGGGATACCAGTCGGTCATTATTTTCCTATCGAGTTTATTAGCAAGCCAATCAAAGCTACAACCGAAGCGGTTAGCCCGGTATAAGCAATCTTCTCTACCCAAGCAAGTCTAGCTAGGGTTAGCTCAACTTCCCGAATGCGGTCTGGCACGTCGTCCAGGTGATCTAGCTTCTCGAGAACCTTGATAAGAATGTCCCCGTGCTCGAGCTGCTTTTTGTAGATGTCCCCTTGAGTAATGCGAACCGAGCTTGTCTTTTCCTCGGCCATGTTACAACGAAGCTATTTCTTCTTCTGTTAGACCTAATGCAGCTAACTTCTTAAGTGCGGATTTTCTAGCCTTTACCTTTGAAGCTTCTGCAGCTTCTTCTTCCGATACTTGAGCTAAGACCAACTTTCTTTCCTCAAGTTCTTCTTCGTTTAGATCTCTTTCAATAGTCTCTCCGGTCAATCCATCGAATACTATGGCTGTTATTTTTTCACTCATGATTAGTCCTTCATTCCATAAACTCTAATGTTGCCAGTTATAGTTCCGGAAGCAACTGCAAGCCTTAGTCCTTTTACTGCGGTTCCAACAGTTCCGTTGTAAATGTTTGTTACTCCAACGACGTAGTTTCCTCCTGCAAGCGATGAGATTCCAGAATAAGATCCCGAAATTTGTTTCTGCGTGGCTGTCGAGTTTGGGTTATAGCAAGTTAAGTCAAAACCCATAGCAAAGTTAGCTCCAGAAGATAGCGGATAACCCATGTTTGGAGTTGCGGTGTTTGCTGTTACAACTGTTGAAACATAAGCAGCAAGATTTTGAGAGCTCGAACCAGATAAGTCTGCAGGAGCGGAAGTTCTCATGTTTAGAGTTAGCTGTCCTCCGGCAGAAGAACCACTAATGTTGATAAGAACTTTGTAGTTGATGTAAGTAGAAGTGAAGATGTTGTCTAGGTTAATGCTTCCTGATCCGGTGAAATTGTTAATAGCAACAAGAACCATACCTGGAGGGTCAATAGAAGTAACCCAAGCTGATCCGTTGTAGTTCTCATAACGGTTTACGTCTTCTAGCCAAGTAAGCATTCCTTCTAGTGGAGATGTAATTGCTGCACTTCGAGCTGCTGCGTTTGTAAAGACCATAACAGCCTGATTCATAAGGTTGTCGTTGATCTCGGAAGCTTGAAGAACGCTTCCGTTTGAAAATACTTTGTAAGCCACTAGGCTTCCTTCCATAGTTCGAGGGTTGTGAACCAATTATCTACATCTATGCGATGAGAGACCTTGATTATAGTGTAGTATCCCACGATGTCGAGCTGACTATTAGTATAGCTGACACCTACCGTCATTCCCGGTGTAAACACCGCTGCGTCTGTAAGGTTGCCTAGCCTGTCTTTAGCCGGGGTAACGACTTGGTTTACTTGGTTAGCTGATCGGTGGTTGAATACGCGATTTGCCCAGTTGTTTAGTTGTGCTTCCGTTGTGGTGTTGATTGCTAAGTCAATAGCTGCTTCGCCGTATAAATCAATAGAGTCTTGATCCTTACGAACCACGAAGGTAAGTGGATCAGAAGTCAAAGATACCGTTAGAGAGTTATAGACAGCGTCCGCGTCCGAGAACACATTGATTTCGCTCATGCAAAGATGATAAGGGTCTCCGTGATTGTTTCCAATTACGTAAGTTTCTGGAGTTGCAGCTTGAACTCCCGTTCGATGAATTACTACCAATTCTTCTGTATCTTGGTCTAGCCAAACTAAACCGTTTCCAACTGTAAGAGCGTCATTGACTATCGAGCTGACTAGAACGTTAGTTTCATTGACAACTGGCATTACACCGCCGACGTGATAAGACTCCGACGATAATCCTAGACCGCTAAAGATACCGATAAGCTCCCAAGTTTCGTCTACGTGAATGTGGGTTCCAAACGAAGTAGTATCCCAAACTGCAAAGCGAGAGTTAACCAAAGATTTGTAAGCGTCGAACGCTGTGATTTGAATTAGGTTCAATCCATCTGGATAGTAAGTTACGTCTATTGTGTCGATGTAACCTTGAAAGACAACCCGGTCAATCTGATCGCTCTCGAGGCGAACTCGAATCTTAGTTGAAGCTCGGATGTTCTTGTTGTTAGTCGGATCTAGTTCAAAACTTTGAAGCGTAAGATTTGCTGTTGCTGGTGCTGGTTGAAAGTTAATTGTGTCTTGGAGAGAGCCACCAACAGAGATGTTTGCACTTGCTACGGAGCAGGATACTTCTTGCCACTTTAGACCGGAGCTTGGACCTAAAACATCTTGACCTCCAAGTAATGAAACCCCAAGGACAAACTCACCGAATCCACCAAGAACGTCTGTGCCATCGAGGACGCTAATACCAAGAATGAATGAGTTACCATCGACGTCGGGAACTAAGAACTCGACCTTTAGGTTTTCATCAATCTTGAAGTTAGAAATCATTAGCGTATTAGGTTAGTTCCGGTTGATCTGTTGCCTCGGTTGATTTTGTCTGCTATCTCCTGGGCTGTAACGTTGCCGTTGTTTACGTTTATAGTTACTTGCTGGATTGCCAAGTCTTGGCTAACTCCGTTTGTAGTGCTGTAACCAAGAGCTCTGTTTTGAGAATCCACAAAGGCTGCGTATTGCTTGCCGTAGTTTAGGCTCATGTCTACGACCGTTGCAAAGTCTCCAGAGAGAAGAGCCTTCATTCCTTTAGCTACGTAAGTGAAGTAGAAGATTATCTGACCTAATCCAGCGGTAAGAGTAGTTACCCAATCTAGAACTGTTTGAAGATTGAACTCTCCACCGGAGAAGACAGCCATAAGATTAGAAAACTGGTCAGCGGTGTTCTTGAATTGAGTTGCCACATTCTCCCAGGCGTCTCCAAGTTCTGTGGTTGGATCCATGATTTCAGCGAAGAAGGTTTGAACATCTGGAACTGCTTCAACTAGGAAGGTTGCAAAGTCGTTTAGGACTGGCATAAGAGCAAGTCCGACTGACTCCTGAATCTCACCGAAAGCAACGTTCATTCTTTGGTAAGGGTCTAAGTTAGCTGCTGCGGTTGCTGCTCCTGCGAATGTCTCACCTAAAGCCTTTAGTGGATCATCTACTCCCTTTAGGGATGGAACCAGCTTGTTTAGGGCTGTGTCTGAACCCTCGAGAGATCTAGCCATAGCTTGCGTTACGGTATCTAGGTCTTTACCAGTTGCAGCGGAGGTGTCCAAAGCTACCTGGAGAAGCTTGTTTGATTCTGTTACTGATTTAGTTGCTATGAAAAGCTTCTGGAATGCCGGGCGAAGTTGGTCATCGGCTACGGCAGATTGTAGCGACATCTTCTTGATTGAGTCTTCTGCTTCTTTTACTGTGGTTCCGGTTGCAGCTCCGGTGTTCTTCATGGCAATAGAAAGAATCTCCATTGACTTTGCTTCTGCTACGGCTGCCTTGCCTGCTTGCTCGAGCTCGTTCTTTAAGAAGTTTAGGGAGAATCCAACACCGATGGCCGCGAAGGCTTTGCCCATCCCAGTAGCGATTGATTTAGTGGTGTTTTGTAATCCTTGGAGCTGTCCAGTTGCTCCCTTAGTAGCTGCGGTTAGCTTTGAAAACTCACCTAGAATCTCAACGTTTAGTGCCAGAGTTCCAGCCATTTATTTACCTCTTTTGTCATAAGCCTTTATGAACGCTAGATACTCGTTCAGTTTGAGAGCCTTATACTCCGACGGTTGCATGTTCATCGCCAGGCAAAACTCCGCCATTCTTTTAGCGGAGAGCTCTCTTATTCTTTTTTTGTGTCTTCACCCTGGATCATGGCTAGTGCTTCTTTGAGGCTTAGCTTCTTAGCGTCTTCCATCTTGTAACTAGGGTTGTCCCTTTTACGGACTACCCAAACGAAAGCTGCTAAAGCTTTGCCTTTAGGTTTGCCATTACCGAAAGCGTCATCGATACCCGTGTTTGTTAGGTTCTCGATTAGTTCTACTTCTTCGAGAGTTAGACTCTCAAAATCAAAATTGCTCATTCTGCGTTCTCCTATGGTTTGCGGTTTGAATACTTTTGAAACAGTCTATCTAAGTTCTTGAAAAAAATCTGGTAGACCTGTGGCCTTGTTCTTGTCAAAGCATTACTAAAGAACGGTCTTGGTCTGATGTTCTTAGCTTGTAAGTTTACCTTGTCGTAATTCCATCCGAAGTGAATCGGGTTAGCGTAGGGAACTTTTGTGTTGTTACCTGCACTAACTACAACTTTTCTAGCTATCTTTTTAGCTTTGATAGTTGCCCGAAGTGCTCCAGTCTTGACCGGAACTAAGGATCGCGCCTGGTTGGCTACAATCTCTCCGGCTTCTTGAGACGCCTCGCCTATTTCAGCGGACGGAACCCCAATAGCCCTAAGAGCTCGTATGGCCTCATTAAGACCAGCGACCTTAATTCCATCGGCCATGATTAAACGGCTGTTACGATCTCTACTCCGAAATACTTGTTAGTAGATGGGTCGTGAGGAGTGTTCTTTACGCGAAGAGTCACAGAGAACGTA